TATAAAACATTACCTAAAAAAGATAATGCAATTTATTCTGTTGGTTCTTCATCTTCTCCAGACTTACAACTGTCTGTGGATATGGCAACACTAAATGCAAAGTATACACTTGCAGATAGAATTAATGGTAAACTTGATGGTATGATGAAAACTTTTATGACAAGGTTAGGAACAGATGAAGATGTATCTGCAACTACAATGTCTGAAGTTGAAAAGGTAGTCAAGAACGTAATCGCATCTGTTGATGTTGCTGGTTACAATCCTAAAGAGATTGAAGTATTTCCAAGTGGAACACAGTTTCGTGCATTTGTATTGCTTGAGTATTCTGATGCAGAGGCTAGAAAGATTATCATGAATCGTATGATGAAAGATAGGTTAGTTTATTCTAAGATTAAATCTACTAATGAATTTAAGGATTTGCAGAATGAAGTAAATAAATCTAAGAAAGAAGACGAAGCTTCTTCTCTAAGTAATATTGAAAAGGAAATCGGTAAGATTACTAAAGAAAATACAAAAGTAATCAAGAATCGTAAACCTAAAATTATAACAAGTGAGATGTTATAGTGAGAAAAGACAGACCAAAACAAGGTCTAACTGTAATGGTTCGTGGAGATGACTTAAATGGTGCAATGCGAGTTCTAAAGAAACGTATGCAAGAAGAAGGCATCTTCAACGAAATTCGTGAAAGAGTTGGACACAAGACTAGAGGTGAAAAGAAAAGACTTCAAAGAGCTGCTGGTCGTAAAAGATGGTTAAAGAAAATAGATAAACTTAGAGAGCAAGGGTTGTGGAATGATTAAGAAAAAACGTAAACCTATGACAGAGGAACAAAAGAAAGCTGCTTGTGAAAGACTTGCAAAGGCGAGAGCTGCAAGACCACCAGCAAAGAATAGTTCTATTCATCATAGTGTACTTGCAAAGCCAGATGAAGATATGTTATCTGTTAAGAATGTTCAGAGTTGGATTAAAAACCAAAAAGAACAACTTACAGAATATCGTGCATCACTTCGTAGGGATATTAAAGGTGCAGCTGCAAAGGTTTCTAGTTGTGAGGGTTATATTCGTAACTTGCAATACTACCTAAGACATGGTGATTACTGTGATGATAGGTATGGTGCATTTCAAGAAAAGAGGATTAAATGGCAGACGATAGTACCAAAGGGTTAAATGATAATATAATCAAAGGGCCCTGGAAAAGAGTTAAGAGTGTAAATATGGCACAGACACAAAAGTTGTCTGAAGATATGATGTTCTGTGATGACGTTGCTGAGTCTGTAATGATTCCTATGATTCATAATCTTGCAGAAAATGGTGTTGATATAAAAACTGATGAACTTGTACAAGAGGTTGGATTTATGAATGAAGTCATAAAGTCAATGATGTATAGACATTTAGGATATCACCATCCAATGCAAATTCTTATACAAACTATGATGTCAACTAAAGTTGAATCTGTAGAGGATATCTATGCAACATTTGACCATGAGTTATTAAAAGAGATGACAAAGAAACTAGAAGACATTAACAAAAAACCTAAAGATGATAAGTGATATATTGAAATGATTATTATAGATATGAATCAAATCTCATTAGCAAGTCTGATGATGGATTTAAATATGAGAAAAAGTAACGAAGTAGATGAGAGTATGGTAAGACATATGATACTTAACTCTATTCGTTTACACCGACAACAATTTCAAAAAGAGTTTGGGGAAGTTGTACTTACCTATGACTCTAAACATTATTGGAGGCGAGAATACTTTCCTAACTATAAGGCTGGTCGTAGAAAAGGTAGAGAGAAAGATGATAAAGATTGGGATTCTATTTTTGGAGTTCTAAATAAAATCAAAGCAGAATTTAAAGAAAATCTACCATACAAATACTTAGAAGTATATGGTGCAGAAGCTGATGATATTATTGCAACTCTATGTAAAAATGTAACTTTCTTTGATGAAGATGAAAATATTATGATTGTGTCTGGAGATAAAGATTTTATTCAGTTGCAGAAATATCCTAATGTAAAACAATATTCACCGATACTGAAGAAGTATGTAAACGGACATGATCCAAACACCTATATAAAAGAACACATACTTAAAGGCGACACTAGTGATGGAGTACCTAATGTTTTATCACCAGACAATACTTTCGTAGATGGTATTAGACAAAGACCTTTAGGAAGAAAAAAGATTGAAAATTGGTTGGATATGCATATAGATGATTTGCCTGATGAAGTTAAAAGAAATTACCAAAGAAATGCTAAACTTATTAACTTGGATAATATTCCAGAAGAACTTGAAATGGAAATTATGAAAACATATAAGGAAGCCCCTTGTGGTGATAGAAGTAAATTATTAAATTATTTTATACAATCAAGATTGAAAAATCTTACTAATGAAATTGGAGAATTTTAAATGGAAGAAACCTATACACCATTATTTTCAGAAGTTCTGGACATGGTACATAAAGCAAAAACTAAAACTCAAAAGGTAGAATTACTTAGAAAGTATAAAACAGATTCATTAAAGATGTTTTTGAAAGCTGCATTTGATCCTAAGATTGAATGGGTATTCCCTGCTGGAGAAGTTCCTTATACACCTAATGACTCACCAGCTGGTACAGATCATACTCTATTGATACAAGAGTCAAAGAAACTTTGGAGATTTATCAAGGGTGCAGATAATGTAACTAGACAATCTCAAAAAGAAAATATGTTCTTTCAGATGTTAGAGGGTCTACATGAAAGTGAAGCAAAACTTCTTATCAATGCAAAAGATAAAAAGTTACATCAGATATATAAAGGTTTATCTTCTAATGTAGTAAGAGAAGCATTTGGTTGGGATGAAGATTTTGTAGTTCCAAAGCCAGATGAATATCCACAAGCAAGTCGCTCTGCGAGTGGTTTAGTTGCAGATGCATAGGATAACACCTATTCAAAGAACTGTAAACTTGCCGAGAAGGCGACCACAAACTTGGAAAGTAAGTGATTCGCCTGATTCGCAAGAAGATCAAAATCAAGAAAAATCTCACCTCAAAAACCCCAATAAAAACAAAGACTTAAAATGACACTTGACAAACCCCTTTTTCTTTGATATTATATAAGTATAGTTAATAGAGAGAAAGAAAAAATATGACAATGATTAAAAAGAAATTCACTAGTATTGATGATGGTATCAACAATATGTTAGATGCTGCTGCATATGACTATAAGAGTATGGGTTCAACATATAGAACTGGTGAAGAATTTCGTGAAAAATTTATGATTAATGTGGGAAAGAAATATATCAAGATTGGTAGAAAGTCTGACCACAATGATAAGATGGGTTCTGTTTGGGGTTTCGTTGTTAATACTGATGATGATGCAAAGTTTAAAAGGGGTGATCTTCTAATGGCTGCTGGTTTTAGTAAACCTGCTAGGAATGCTCCAAGAGGTAATGTTTTAGATGGTGGGTTCGGTATTCGTTGGACTGGCCCGTTATATTTGTAGGAGATAGATTATGGTTAATAAAAAAGAAATTGATTTGTTGGTTTACGGACACATTTACGAGTGGGTAAAACCAAAAATTTGTAACAAGAATATTAGTGATGTAGATTGGGATGATGTTAGAAGCAATGTTTACATGGATGTCATTTGGTCAAAAACTATGTATTGGAATAACTATGATGAATTTACTAGAATCTTTAATGATGTAAAAGATGGTATAGTTAGTGATGGAGTTTAGTATGACAATTAAAGGTTTTATGTGGGTATCACTCTTTCTTGCTTGTGTGATATTTGTAGGTTATATTGAAGACCCTTGCACCACAGAGGGATTAATGCAAGGTTGTATGGAATAATGAGTTTGATTCGCATGGCTCCTCTCTCTCTCAAAAAAAACTTGCCATGCGAATCACTTCCCTTGATTCGCAACGATTATCAAATATGATGAAAAATGTGAATGGATAAGTCGTTGAAATCAAAGGGTTTTTTAAGGGGGGTTGACAGACCCCCCTTTTCTTGTTATACTACTAGTATAAACAATAAAGAGAGAGTTTTAATTATGACAAAAAGAGTTTCAAAAAAAATGAGAGAAGAATTGAGTATTCACCAAACATTTAGAATGTATGATGATTCTGGAAAAGAAAATGCAATTAGGTTTATTG